CCTTGGTGTGCTGGGCGACCTGCCTACCAAGACGGGTGCATGGCCCCTGATTGTTAAGATCAAAGAGCAGGCTGAAAGTCAGGTTAAGCCAGAAGAAAGCGATGACTAATGGATCCGCTGTCCCTTATAGCGATGGCCTCGACGACGTTCAAGGGTATTCAGACGTTAGTAGAAAAAGGCGCGGAAATTGAGCATGTTGCCCAAAAGTTGGGGCATTGGTATGGCTTGGTTTCTGATATTAAAGAAGCCGAAAAAGAGTCAGAAAACCCGCCGTTATTTAAGAAATTATTTGACGGCGAATCTGTAGAGCAACAGGCGCTTAATAGTGTTATTGCGAAAAAAAAGATAGAGGAACAGGAAAAGCATGTGCGGGAGTTAATTACCTGGGCTTACGGCGTTGAAACATACAAGGAAATGATGCAGATGCGCCGAGATATACGAGCTAAAAGAGAACAGGTAATTTACAAACAACGTAGAAGACAGAGGCGTATGCTAGATATATCAGCGGTAACAATTGCTTTGATTTTATCTTTTGGCATTGTATTTGGAACTGTCTCCATTATTAAAAATGGCTTGTGATTTACTAGGTACATTTGACAATGACAGAACAACGGCTTGAAAGAATAGAAAATAAGCTAGATAAGCTTTCTGATTCGGTATCTAATTTTGCTCGGATTGAGGAAAGGTTGTTGTCCATATTTAAACGTCTTGAGCGGCATGAAAAGCAATTAGATGGGCATACAGAGGATATAAAAGGGCTAACCAATAACGTTCTTATTAACTCAAATTCGTTACGATTTGGAGAAAGAATGTTTTGGATAGCAATAACTACAGGCGCTTCACTCATTGTTTATTTAATGAGGTAATTTATGTTGCAGGCATTAATAGGTCCGGTAGCAAGTTTAGTTGGGGGATACCTTAACAACAAGCGCGAGCAGTCTCAGGCAAAGCATGAAGCCAAAATGCAGGTAATACAGAATGATGCGGATTGGGAAACCAAAATGGCTAACGCGTCTGGAGCAAGTTGGAAAGACGAGTTTTGGACAATTGTTCTTGCAGTGCCGTTATTTTCTCTTGGCTGGAGCATCATTGTTGATGATCCTACTATTGTTGACAGGGTTCACGACAGTTTTACTGCTTTGGATACTTTGCCAGATTGGTATCAGTATTTACTGTTTCTTGCGGTATCTGCGTCATTTGGAATCCGTGGTGCTGACAAGCTGATGAAGCTTAAGGCCGGCAAATAATGGCTACAGATACGGGCCAAGGTGACGTCAATTTTGTCATTAGGATATTTGGCGATACTGGAATCCAAGTTTTTGGTACTCCAAATCTTTCGGCTGTTCGTGGAATTAATGCGGCATATAGAGCCGGTCTTAGAGCAGACAGACAGCTTTGCGTTCAAAATGGTGGTTTGTATACAAGGGGAGGCGGAGTCGGAGCGGCTTGTTATTTTGGAGAGGCCGCTTACAACAGAGCAAAAGAACTTTTAGATTCTGATGCTCCTGACGAAGTAAAAGAAAAAGCAAATCGATGGTTGGAAAATTACGGCTCTGAATATGAAGAGCAAGAAGCCGCTGAACAATTAGAAAAAGATCAAGCAGAAACCGAAAAGGACAAAGATGCTGAGGCTGATAAAGATGCTGAGGCGGCTGAGGCGGCTGAAAAGGATGCTGAGCAACAAGAAAAGGATTTTGCTGAAGACGAAAAAGATAAGGATGCCGAGCAAGAGACTAAAGATGCTGAGTCAGAAAAAGATAAAGACGCAGAACAACAGCAAAAAGATGACGCAGAGCAAGAGGAAAAGGATGCTCAAGAACAGCAAGATAAAGACGATGCAGAAGATTTAGCAAAGGATCAAGCTGAAAAACTTGCTAAGGATCAAGCTGAAGAAAATGCTAAGGATCAAGCGGAGGAGGACGCCAAGGATCAAGCCGAAGAGGATGCTAAAGAGCAGGCTGAGGAGGATGCCAAGGAACAGGCCGAGCAAGACGCTAAGGATCAAGCGGAAGAAGAGGCTAAGGACCAAGCAGAGGAAGAGGCCAAAGACCAAGCAGAAAAGGATGCCAAAGACCAGGCGGAGGAAGAAGCTAAGAATCAGGCAGAAAAAGCAGACAAAGAGGCGGAGCAGTCAGATAAAGACGCTCAAGAAAAGTCTGATAAAGACGCTGAAAAAGCAGATAAAGATGCTCAAGAGCAAGCCGACAAAGATACTGAGCAGGCAAATAAAGATGCGGCTGAACAAAAAGAGAAGGATGCTGAAGGCGCTGAAAAAGATAAAGATGCAGAAATTGAAACAAAAGACGCAGAAGAAGATGAAAAGGATGCAGAGCAAAGCCTAAAAGATGAGCAGGCAGAGCAACAGCAAAAAGATAATGCTGAAAAAGCAGACAAAGATGCAGAGCAATCTGCAAAGGATGCAGAGTCAGAAAAAGACGAGAAAGATGTAGCAGAACAAAATCAAAAAGAAACTGAGCAGTCTGATAAAGATGCTGAGCAAGATGAAAAAGACGCCGTAGCAGAGCAAAAAGAAAAAGATGCTGAAGAAGGCGAAAAGGACGGCAAAGAGCAAGAGGCAGAACAACAGGAAAAAGATCAAGAACAATCTGACAAAGATCAAGTTGAGCAGGAAGAAAAAGACTCTGAGCAACAGCGTAAAGACGATGATGCAGAACAACAGGAAAAGGATGCTGTAGCAGAACAAGAAGAAAAGGATGCTGAGTCAGCAGAAAAAGATGCTGAAAACCAAGACAAAAATGAAGAGTCAGCAGAAAAAGATAAGGACGCTCAAGAAGAAACAGAGAAAGATAAGGATGCTGATGAGTCTGCCGAAAAGGATAAAGACACTGAAGCCGACAAAGATGCTCAAGCCGAGCAACAAGAAAAGGATCAAACAGAGCAACAAGAAAAAGATACTGTAGAAGAAGAAGGCAAAGACAAAGACAGTACTGAGGCTGAAAAAGATAAGGACGCTGAAACAGAAAAAGATAAGGATCAGGCTGAGCAACAGCAAAAAGACTTTGATGATGCTGAGGCAGAAAAAGACAAGGATGCCGCAGAGCAGTTAGAAAAAGACACTACGGAAAATGTTGCTGACAATGCCGGTATAGGCAAAGACGGCGAAACTGACCCTATGGGGGACACCACAAAAGATGGTGAAACTGATGGCGACCAGAATAAAGATGGTGGCGGCGAAGAAGAAAACGCTGACACAGAAAATAAAGATGGTGAGCAAGAGGATGCAAATCCCGACAGCAAAGATGGCGAAGATCCTGACGAGACTATTGCAGATAAAGACTCAGAAGGATTTTTTGAAACAATTATTGACACTATTTTTGACAACAAAGATGGCGGTCCAGGTGGCGACGGAGAAACCCAATCATCTCAAACTAAAGACGGGGAAGATGAAAATACGGACCCCAATAATAAAGATGGTGAAACCGAAGAGGATGTTCAAAACAACCCGACAAAAGACGCCGAAACTGCTGGGGATGTTTTGGATGTTAAAGATGGAGAAGAAGAAAACACAGACCCGCAAAACAAAGATGGCGAAGACTCAAATGTTGACCCAAACAACAAAGACGGCGAAACAGAAGAGGAGATTTTAAACGATACCGTTAAAGATGCGGAGGTGTGGCAAGAGGTTGTTGGAACGAAAGATACTGGCGAAACTCAAGATCCAGCCACTAAAGACGGCGAAGGCAATGAAGATCTCAATGAAGATAAAGACGGGGAAACAGAAGAAGATATATTAAACAACCCTATTAAAGATGGCGAAACTATTGAGCAAATTATTGGTGGAAAAGACGCAGAAACAGAAACAAAAGAAAAAGAGCCTGAGCTTGGCGCTGGCGATGATAAGGAAGGCGGAGAGGATGAAAGCATTGACCCTATAACAAAGGACGCTGAAACTGCTGGCGATGTTGTTGGAATTAAAGATGGGGAAGATGGCGGCAAAGATCCTGGCGGGGAAACTGGAAGTGATGTACTTGATGGCATAGCTGACATTTTTAAAGACGGCGGAGGTGATGGCGTTGGCACTGGGTTTGTTGCGCCAAAAGCTAAAGACTTTATGTACCGATTAGATTTTGATGGCCCAGAACCATTTAAGCGTAGCATTACCGATGAAGATTATTTAGCCAAGCTTGAACAAATGAGTTCATCAGAAATGCTTGATGACATTATTAAACGAAACTCTGGTAATTCCGGTGGAATGTTGACATGACATATTTAGATTTGGTTAACAATGTATTGCGTCGATTGCGTGAAGACACTGTAAGCACTGTTACAAATGACACCTATACAACAATGGTTGGTGATTTTGTAAACGATGCAAAAGAAATGGTTGAGTCAGCATGGGATTGGTCAGCACTTAGGACAAGGCTAACAATTACAACGGCGGCTGATGACTATACCTATTCACTAACAGGAACAGGTGACAAAGGCAAAGTTCTTAATTTAATTAACGATACTTCAAATTTAACAATGCAATACCAAACGCAAAATTGGTTTGATGATCGTTTTTTTGTGCAAACACCTGCATCTGGTGCGCCTGAATACTTTACGTATAGCGGAGTTGACGCTAACGGGGATGCTCAGATTGACGTATACCCAAAGCCAGATGGAGTGTACTCGCTAAAAGCAAAAGCAGTAATTAGGAATACGGCATTGAGCAGTGACTTGGATACATTGGCAATTCCAAGCCAACCTGTAATTCACTTAGCTGTAGCGTTGTTAGCTAGAGAACGTGGCGAAACAGGCGGAACATCAGCGCCAGAGTACTTTGCTATTGCTGACAAATATTTATCTGATGCGGTTGCTTTGGATGCACAACGTCATCCAGAAGAAACTATTTTTTATACTCCGTAGGTATAGTTATGGCACAGCCGTTACAAAGCATCAATTTAGTTGCCCCAGGATTTAAAGGGGTTAACACTGAAGACTCGCCTATTGCTCAAGACCCGTCATTTGCAGATGTTGCAGACAATGCGGTAATTGATAAGCGGGGTCGTATTGCTTCACGGAAAGGCATTGAGGTTTTAACAACTGATAAGACAGAGCTTGGCGCAGACTATATACATCGAATCCATCATTTTTATGATGAGTCAAACAACAATGTTATTTTTAGCGCAGGCAATAACAAAATACTTACAGGCACAACTACTCTTGTTGATGCAACTCCAGGCTCTTATACAATTACCGACAATAACTGGAAGATTGTTAACTTTAATAACAAGGCGTATTTTTTCCAAAGAGGGTATGACCCGCTTGTATATGACAACGCAACGGGTCTAAGAACATTTACTACTGTTAACTCAACGGCTACTGCGGCTACCTTAAAGTGCAACGATGCGGTTGCGGCATTTGGTCGTTTGTGGATCGCTGACAACTCAACAGAACGGCAGGTTGTTTACTGGTCGGACTTGTTGATTGGCAATGATTTTACGGGCGGTAGTAGTGGATCTATTAACGTGTCAAAAGCATGGGGTGATGGACACGACGAGATTGTTGCTATTGCCACACATAACAACTTGCTTGTTATTTTTGGTGAACACAGCATTCTTGTTTACCAAAACGCTACAAGCCCAGCGAGCATGTCGTTAGCCGATACTATTTCTGGCGTTGGCTGTATTGACCGTAACTCAGTTCAAAATATTGGCACAGATATTTTGTTTATGTCTCACTCAGGCTTGCGAAGCCTTGGTAGGACAATACAGGAAAAGTCACTGCCAATATCTGACCTTAGCTTAAACGTAAAAACAGAGTTAATTAACGTTATTGATGCCGAAACGCTACCAGTAACCTCGATATACAGCCCTGAAAATGCGTTTTACCTTATCGGCTTCCCAAGCCAATCTACTATTTACTGCTTTGATCTTAAAGGCCGACTAGAAAACAACTCGTACAGAGTGACTAGATGGACGTCTGTAAGCCATAAATCGTTTGCTAGGCATACAGATGGCACGCTTTACATTGGAACGTCTGACGGCATAGGAACGTACTCTGGATATTTGGACAATACATCAAAGTATCGGTTTAGATACTTTAGCCCTGCATTAACTTTTGGTGATTCAAGCAAAACAAAGATTGTCAAAAAGATTAATCCAACGCTTATTGGCGCAAATGAAGAAAAAATATTTGTTAAGTGGGCTTATGACTTTAAAACTGCCTTTAAGAATTATGAAATATCTGTAGGCAATCAAGTGCCGGCTTATTATGGCGTGTCGGAGTATACGGTTGGCACGTTTACAGGCGGCATATTAACGACAAAACCTACTGTTCATACAACAGGGAGTGGTGGAGTTGTTACGATAGGCTTGGAGTCAGATATTAATGGGTCTATTTTGTCGATTCAGGAAATCAACGTATTAGCATTGATAGGTAAAACGATATGAGCAATTACACTAAGACAACAAACTTTACAGCCAAGGATACGTTGCCTGCTGGAGATACAAATAAGATCATTCGGGGTAGCGAATTCGATACAGAGTTTGATGCGATTGCTACGGCTTCTGCTACAAAGGCAGATATTGCATCGCCTACTTTTACGGGAACTGTGACAATCCCAGCTTTGAC